CGAGACATTGAATCACATACAGCTTTAAATAATTTTGGATTTTTATCAAAATCGGCTCTAGTAAACTTAGAAGCCTCATCTTTGGTGTAAAAGTCTTTAATTACATCTGCCGAACTATCACTGTTTTTCATTGACGCTATTGGTTTTGGTGCTTCTTTTGGTGGAAGCATTTTCTTATACATTTCATATATTTCTTTTGTCGTTGTCCTAGATGGATCAAACTTGTTAGCAAAATCTTTAAAATCGCTATCAGTTAAAATTTCATCTCCAACTCCTATACTTTTTAGCTCTTTAATAGCTTCTTGATTTTTTCTTTCATTTGCTAATTCTCTAAATAAGTATTTTTCACGTGTAGTCATTTTATCTACACCTTTTGAAGCAAGCTGATCAACAACATCGACTATTTCATCATATCCACAATCTATAATTCTAGATGCGTCTGACTTAGCCAACGTTTCCACATCTCGCTCATCGTATTGAGGCAATTCTGGAATATTTACTCCTTGTTCTTTATAAAACTGCTTTAATTTTTCCGTTGATTCTTCAACAGAATTAGTTCCTAAACCAGCATTTAAAACATTTTGTAATTCTCTGTATTTAGCCTCATCATCATTTTTTGCACGTCTAACTCTTTCTTGTACTATTTTGTTGACTTGCTCTTGTGTAAACATTTTTTCCTTTGCAGTTTCTTTATTAGCAAATTCACTAACATTCGTATTATCTGCATTACTGGCAATGTTAGCTCCTTCCACATTTTCTTCTGCTGTTTGTGTAACAGTATTTTCATCAGTAGTTGGTGCTACCTCATTTTGATTTACAACGTTTAAGTTGTTTTCTTCTTCATTTCCCATTTTTTTCTCCATTTAAAGTCTGTCGACTGTTAATTCCTACATTCCTTTTAAGCCATTCAGCAGTTTTGGGCATAAAAAATAGACACATATGTGTGTGCCTTTAATAACTTTACTAAATTATTGAGAAACTTAATTTGAATTATATTGACTATCAATTCTTTGTTGTGCCTCTGCCATTTGCGAAGCTTGTGCATCTGGATCATTTTGCAAAAATTGATTTGCTCTTTGAGTCTGCATCTGCATTTGTGCCTGTATTTGTGCTATATATTCTTGTTTTGCCTTTACTTTCTTTATCAGTTCTAGTAATTGTTGTTTCGGCATTGTACTATTGTCTGGTAATGCCTCAACATAAGTTTCTAATTGACCTATTTTTTGTGGACTAAACCAACCGCCCTTAAGCAGATTTTCCATGCTAAGCTCTTGTGCATATTTATCATATGCAGAAATTGGAGTTATATCAATTTTAACTGAAGCCTTTAGTTTTGTTAGTGCCTCTTCATTTACTTTTATAGGAGTTATAGTTTCTTCTCCAGTTATCTGATTTATACTTTTATCCTGTAATATCAATCCATTAGGGTTGTATGTAATAATCATATCAAGCCAAATTAATGCTATTTGTTCTATAAAGTCTTTTAATGAAGCCATTTGTTCAACAAGAGGTTGCTGTGATGCATTCTGAACTGCTAGTATTGCTTTACCAGATGCAGTTTCTGGATTTACTGCCCCAGTTGTAATATCTCCAGCACCTGCAAGTTCCCTTGTTGTTTTTATTAAATCATTTTGTAATAACTCGACATCTGAACTCATTTGCATAGGTTGTGTGATGGCAAACATTTTCTTTACATCTTCAACTTGTTTTCCTTTTACTTTAATAGTTCCTCCAACGGTATCAACAGCACTAGGGTTCTCTATTGCATCAACATTAACAATTTTTTGAGGATATGCGGTCTGTTTTGCCACCAATGCTCTTCTCATTAGAGTTTTATTAACTTCTATCTGATTTGCAATTAAATTTCTAACTTCTCCTTCTCCTCTAGCCGAGCCCTCTTTATCTTCCCATAGCATATGGGCAATAGGATATCTCGTTAAACCACTATTTTCGTCTTTTATAATATCTAAATACCTTGTCGCCATAGTATAATATACTTTACCATTATTCTTATAAAACTTAGTTATAATTGTAACCTTGTCATCAACTTCATACTTAGCTTGATCTCCAGCTTCTTCCCAAGTTTGGTTATCTCCAATTATTTTTTCTAGTTCTTCTTTTGGTACACCTTCTGATGCCGCAAGATTTCTCGCTTCAATTACAGACTTTCTTTGTCTAATTAAAATATATGGCTGAGTTTGAATCTCACTATTATTCTCATCTCCATAGTAAATATCATTTTTGCTTATTTTTTCGGATATTGGCATTTTTTTATCATTATCATATCTCAAATACATTGGAGCTTCATCATTTATTGCAGCCTCTTTAGATATCTTTCTTATTTTGATATCCATTCTATCCTTTTCCCATATGTTAGCTGCCTTTAAGTTTAGTAACTTACATAGTTGGCTTGCTGTGTCTCTAAAATCCTCTTCAAAATTATCTGGATTATATACTATCCCCCATAAGTTTTGATTAATTACAGCAACCTTATATTTAACCACTGGTTTTATAAAATTAAGTTGTACTGGTTCTATACTCTTTATTTTTAAACCTTCCCACTGATTTCCATTATACATTCTGTGATTTTTATCTGTATCGGAATATACATTCATCATATATAGATACGACTTGCCTCTTTGATATAGTTGCCATACTTCCGTTTCTTTCAATTCCTTTAAATCCATAACTTACTCCTTTAATGCTAAATATCTCTTTGTCCTATGCTTGTCCCATCATAGTGGTCTATGTTATATATTTCTACTTTTTCTTGAGCTTCCTGTTCTTTTTTATATTCTCTTTCTATAACTTTTTCCTTGTGTTCTTCTACTTTATCTTGCACATTTTCTATGTATCTTATTGGATTTAAATCTTCTTTATCATGTTTTCCTAAATAAAAAGCTAACAGCATAAAAAAGCCATTAACTAACACTAACAATACTTCCATTGGCGTTCTCCTTCTTCATTTTATATAACTTCTATAGTCTCCCCATAATCTTCTTTAAACTTCTTATCGTTGTCAAAACTATAAAATACATTTTCATTCACTACACTTTGAGTATTTTCTACACTTGTTTTTTGTTGATCCCTTATATAATATGTAATAGCTGTTCCCATAACTAAATCATCATGGCTACCTTCTTGTGCTTCTGGTCTACCTTTTTCATTCTTAACAAATGTAAGAGCCTCTTTAAATATTTCAATATCTGTTATCGACTCTGGCTCTTCATTTATTATTCTTTGCAATTCTGCAAGTATTAGTGGTCTTGTATTTCTATCAGTTCTAAATCCATACCTTTTCTCTAATTTGCCTGTATAATCATCTTCTTTTTCTCTTACATATAAATTAGGATATTCATATTCTTCCTCTAATACTTTATTCGGATACGTACTAAAATTAGTTTCTATTCCTATTAATGCAGTATTATAGTAAATTCCTAAACAATACATTTGCCTGGTATAAAATGTTTCGTCTTTTTCATGTTTCAATACAGCTACAGTCTTTCCATTAGTGTTATCTATTACAACACCAGTAAAATTATCTGAACCGTCTCCTGCAGTATCTCCACCTAGTACATATGGAACACCTTTATCAGGCTTCTTATATATCTTTATAAATCCACCTTTATCACTAATCCATCGTATATTTATAATTTTCTTTTTGTTATCCTTTACAATCAAGTCATATTTAAAATACCCTACATCTAATACTCCATTGTTTTCTTTGTGTTCTAACTGATCAATTCGTTTTATTATTGTTTCTGTGTTAAAATAACATTTTCCAGAAGCAATAAAAGCTTCATCTGGTGTACAAGGATACTCTTGTTTAATTACTTCTTTATCTATATAACCTTGATATTTTTTATAGTACCAGTATAATTGATTTTCATCTAATACTTTTTCATCTCTTAGCCATCTTAACCTGTCATATATCCATATACCTTTCTTTCTATCAATATCATTTAAGAACTTAGTTCTCATATTTTTGGTTTCAAAGTTCAATCTGTATTCTCTTGTTTTCCACCATTCAAAGAAACAATTTATATGCTGTCCTGATTTCCACATTTCTCTATAATCATTGAAACCATTTGCAGTAGTTTCATATATTTTTATTGCATTTTGTGTAAATGTTTCTCCTAAAGACGCTTGTATCTTTGATATTCCATCTTTCCAAAACGCACATTCAGAGCCATGAAAGAAGTTGATTGTCCTTGAACGACCAACTTCTTTAGTTGCAGTATCAACACTCCAACTACTATTTAATTTTTCAAACAACAACTGTCTCTTTGAGTTATATTTTTCAGTGGGCTTAATCATTTCTGGTAATCTATTATATATAAATTTAGCCTTATTTTGAAAAATAGCCTCTGTATTACTACTCTTGTCAGCTAGTGTTAAACCTTCAAAATTATGCCTCGTTATAGTAGCTGCTAATTGATACGCAGTTATTAATGTTGTAAAACCTAGTTGTCTTCCCTTTAATACTAGCAATGAAATTGACGTAATCAACCCTTGCTCGTAATCTTCTATGGCCTTATTCAGAATATTTATAAACTCATGTTGAACTTCATTCAGAAAAAAAGGAACTACCTTCTTTTCCTTATTAACAACAGTAAAACATAGTTCTATTAATTTTTCTGGGTTATCAATTATCTCTTCCCTTAAAGTTTCATTATGTGTCAATTCATAAGCAACGCCTAAAACAAACCTATCATCTTTTTTTATGTCATGATGGGTATCCCATTGAATCTTTCTTCTATCTATTAAAAAATCAGCTGTTATCTTAATCATAATACATCTTCTAATTTTACAACCTTTTCAGTTATCTCCCCAGATAAGTTTACATCTTGCTTACTAGACCACCCAAAATTATTCTCTAAAACAAATTTAGCTCCAGATGTTTTTCCTGAATCATATAAAGATTTTTCTGCGTATTCTTCAACTCGTTGTTTGGCAACCTTGATTATTTCTGCATATTCGGTATCACCATATAATTTTTCGTATCTTCTTAATGTTTCGGTAGACAATCCTAAATATATGGCTAGTCCAGATATGGTATATGGCCTATGTTCTTGAAAAGCCATACCAAAATATTCTTCTACTCTAGCTTGCAACTCATCTGGTGTCTTATATTTACATCTAGAATTAGCTTGTAAATATTCTTGTTTTAGTTTTTCTTCTCCAATATTCTCATTATAAAACTGCACATTAAACACCTACTTTTTATTTACACTATTTGCTTTTATATTTGCCACTTTGTTATGTATTTTTTCATAGTTTATTTCTTCTTTTTCACATCTACTGTTATATTTGCATTGTTCACATCTATATTTCATACAATTAAAAAAATTAAACTTTTCTTTCATAACTTGACTATCTGTTGTAATTAAACAAATTACAGCAACTCCTCATTCGTATTTTTACATACACTAAGCAATGATATAATTATAAAATATATACTTATTAATATTCAGAGATGTCTAACATCTTTACTTTCTATTAACTCGCATTTTATGTTATATCACTGCTTACTATATAAGGTAGTACATTTTAACCTACTACCTTAAAAGCTTAGTACATTTCTATTTATATTTCCTAATGCACAAAAGGGTAAAGCTTAAACTAGAATCGCCTTACATTTTATATGAATTACCAAAGGATAAATAAGGATTTTGGAATTATTTATATTAATTTATCTAGTATTCGTTAATAACTAATTTTCAACTATTTTCCAATCTTCTGCCAACATATCAGCTTGACTTGCTAGCCAGCCTAATTGAACACCTGATGTTCCAACAAATGCTATTGCTTTATTTCCTATTGCATCATGCTCTACATTCACTATTTCATTATTAGCATTTTTATAACTTATATTGGTTGCTAATTCTATATATTGATTTTTACCATTCCACCCTTGTCTTTGTACTCTTTGACCTACTTTTAATAATTGTATTGCTCTACCAAAATCCATTTAATTTTCCTCCTCTAACTTGATGCATTTATTTTCAAACTTCTTATATGCATCAAAGTATAATTCTTTTTTATCTCCGTTATATGTTAGTTCGTAATACATTCCATCATATAATGTTGTACTTAATAAGGCTTTATTGTTCTGCAATGTCTTACAGCTCCATACGACAAATATCTCAAAATTTGGCATATTATCACTTTTATCTAAATGCTCTATTGCATATTGCTTTACTATTTCCTTACATTTCTCAGCAAATTCTTTACTTCCCATATTTTTACCTTCTTTCTTGCATAAATAATAGAGCCTATCTTTTTGATAAGCTCTTATTTATATCATTTTAATTTCAATATCTTCAAGTCCCTCTAGGATAACATTTTCTA